TTCAAGAATTTAATAATGAATTTATTGTCATTGCAGAGGATTCAACTAATACTGATTTGATTACTGATTTATCTACTATTGATTGTTTCTATCATGTGTATGGTGAAAGAAAAGATATTAATCCCTTGATAGTTGAGTATGAAGGCAAAAGTTGGGAGGACTATCCAGATCCAAACTATGATCCAAATAAAGTTGATTCTGATAAAAAGAATACAAAAGATCCTCGATTTGATGGCCCACCAAATACATTCACAAAATGAGTTTTCCTTACATAGAAGAAAATTTTATTTCTTTGAGTGAATGTCAAAGACTTATAGATTAT